CCGGATCATTCGACGGCTGAAATGCCGTACGGATAGCATCAACAAGCGGACCCGACCGAAACTCCGTCACCGCCCGGCTAGGATCAAAATGTGTGATAATCCCAGATACCGACCCAGGAGCACCACCTTCAGCCTCACCAATTAACGCTACAATACTGTTATCTGACAGCAGAACCTGGTTCAATGCTTCAGCATTAATCTTTGTTATTCCGCCTGGCTTAAATCGGGTAATTCCCCCAAACGTTACAAAACGAGCCATAGTCTATACTCCTAGTAATCCTTGAGAAGATCGTCCCACTCTTCCACTGTTTTTCGCATACGAGGATTCTTCACAAACGCCCTTAGCCCAGGCACATGCTGCTCTCGAAAACCCTTTTTTCTTGCGTATTGGTCAAACGTAAACCTCTTAGCAGGCTTAACTTTCTTTGGCCTAGAACTAGGCACAGTCACCTGAGCCTCCTCCTTAGATTCCACTAAGTCAGAAACCACAATATCTTCTGTATCTTTATTTTTCTTCTTGGGCATAATCTCACACCATTATTCAATGGTAAAATTACCAACTAATACCTCGTCACCAGACCCAACCACATCTTCCGGGGTGAGACATAACTGTATACTCGATGCTGTTTCAGCCTCTTGAAGGAATGAAAATGGATAGATAAACTCAATATTCAAGGATCTCATAAAACCCTCGGTGGGCAGATACTCACTCTTGGGAGCGAAATCTGACCCACTAAGTTTAAAACCCATTATACCTTGAGATTCCAGAAAAGGTCTCTGCGACAATAATAAAGCCTTAAGTATGGAATACAGGTATAAAACCCCGTCTTGATGACCAGCTAATATCTGTAGCTGATACTGTACAGAATAATTTGCACCTAATCGCCAATAAATCCCATTTGGATCATATACACGAGAAGGTTCGCCTTCTGCTAGCTCAGAAACATTCGCCTCACGAATGTCTACTACGCTTGTACTATCTAATTGTACATCTAAAGCCTCGGTTGTGTCAAGAGTAGTAAAAGAAGCCGACTGAATAATACGAACTTGTCCAGCTCCAGTACCACTAACTACATACAATTTATGGCCTTTACCCTGCTGTATTATAAAAGCTATCTCTTGAAAGTCATCTAAAGACGCATCTGCAATAGAAACAGTTGAACCACTTGAAGAAGTAACACTCAAACCTTCTGCTACTTTTTGTCCTAACCCACTCAAGTCAGAAACTGACCCAGCATGTCCCCCAACTGTATCCGCTACCACATCAGGGTCTGGAGTGTCAAAAAAAGGAGAAAGACCCATAACATCCCCTAAAAACCCATCATCTTCAGATTCACTACGTAATAATAATATAATAGCAGGAAGATTCAGTTGACCCTGACGAGGGTAATTCACATTAAAATCAATAGGGTACTGCAGATAGGCTTTTATTTGAGACAAAATAGCCTGAGATTGATTCTTAAACAGAACATCTACAAGTCGAGGGTCCCTCTTTAATAAAGAAAAGCCTCTAATAACCGCCTTCTGTAGAATTATCTCTGGTAAAATTGACATTAAATCTTATTACTCACTAACTCTTCTATATACTTTGGCACAATCTTATTATCTAATTCTCGGTCTACTTCTTCAACTAAATGTAATCCTTCCCATCCAGGATGAATCCATTTATCAGCGCCTTGTCTTTTAGTCACGGTGCGGAAATGAACAGGCATATAGGATCGCTCTCTAATAGGGATTACCCTAGAATCCCGACCTTGTAACAACCCAGGCTTCATATCAAACCGACCATAGCCCTGTTCTAAGTGTATAACCATCTCATCAGTCTCAGAAAGACCTATTACTACACCTTCTCCAAAATCCTCATAAATGTAAATAGCATCAACATACCTATCACGCGTACTATCTAATCTCCTACTAGCTTCATTTCGCCAAAACTCTAACGCCTCCTGAGCAGATTTATATGCCGCCTCCTCTATCTCATCCTCAGTCAAGTCCATATCCTGTGCAACTTCGTACACACCACTGAGATACACCCTAAGAGCTAGTGGAGACAAAACAGACATTAAATCTTCACCCTGGTAGTAAGAGTTTCTTGTTCCTCTATTCTCTTTTCGACAGTATCAGCAGGTGACCCCACTGATAATGCTACATGCTTTTTACGTATCAAAACTCTCTGGCCCAAACTACGATCTCTATCAATCCTTTGTAATGGAGTATTATAAATAATCCATTCTAAGTAAGCAGAATACTTCAAAGTATAAAATATACCATCAGCTGGTTTATTACCAATCCAACGAATTAACCTATCTTTGAGAATAAAATCAGTATCCTGCGAATAAACTACTCCGTTTTCATCCTCACACCAATAGGAACAAGCAGCCTGATACCACAACCGATCTTCACTTCTAGATACACCAGTTGTTCTAGTGGCATTTTCGCCTAAATTAGCTGCATTACGTAATATAACTTGTCCTTCTCCTACCGTATTATCATGTAAAAAAGTAATTTTATCAAAATCAGATAAAGGATCTATATCTAAACTTGGAGAAAAAATAGCATCACCCTGAACGGCATACCCGCTTTCTAACAACTTCCTAGCTGGCCCTGCCTCGATACTTGTAATTAATCCTTTAATACACCGTGCATTTCTATAAATATAACCGTCTCCCTGACACTTGATACAATATAATTGTCTAATAGAAGAAGGTTGATTCTCTCGCTCAACCATGCTTGCCAATACATCTTCTCTACGACAAGTACATGCGACACCAGTCTCAACAATAACTTCATCCCCCCGGGCATCGATCAACTCTTGCAGCTTGGGGAAGTCCCAATCTATATTCGGAAAAGACATAATAATAGTCCTTTCTTATACCACTACCATGGTAGGACCACGGTACTTCCCCTTAACGTCCTTAAGATGATCATCAATCCATTGTTTATATGCATTAATAGTCCCAGTATAGATACCAAACTCTGCAGAATTAATATAAGAGATAGACTGATTAACACCATCCCGAGATAGAGACATAGAACCAACACCCGGTCGTAAAGCCATCCCTGCAATAGTAAGAGCATCAATAGCAGCTTTCTTCGCTATTAATTCTCTCAAATCATCTGGGCAATCACGTAACCCCGCGATAATATTAAAATGCCAAAAATTTGGCAATTCAGCAGCGCCTCTTAGAGCATTCACCCAGATTAAGCCTACAAAGTCAAAAGCTATCTCTTGATTAAAAGGAACTAATTGTATCAGACCTCCTTGCTGAGCAACTTCAATCCACTCTAAATCAATATCAATAACTCTAGTATTAGCTATTGCACCAAACAAACTATCCACCCTTAATAATTGAGGATAGGGAGTCTGTATTTGCACCCAGGAACCTGTAGTTCGAGGTACAAAATAGGTTAATGGGGACACCAAAAAGTCATAATCAGTGTCTGTAAATAATGGAGTAGGAGCATTAATACCGGCAGCAAACTGTATTGTGGTAGGATCTCTATCTGTTACCACATTAGTAGGTTCCACAAATCCAGCAATTACCTGGTTCTCAACCCAAGCGGTAGCCTTGTCAATAAACATACACAATGTTTCGTCATCTATCTTTTTCTTTTGGACTAATATAGATTCAGTCACATTCTGGGTGGGTAATAACAAAAGACTAGAAATAGTTACACATATATAATCTGCAGTAGATCCCCCTTCACAAGCTGCTTTAGGACCCGATTCCCCACGAGGCAAAATATAAGTACCAGCCTTAGTTATAGACACAGCCGTCCCACCATTCCAAGAAAGATTCCGAATAGTATTTGTAGTACCACCAGAAAACAAAGTCGGACCTTCTGCTGCTGTTAGAGGGTCCACACCCGAACCACTAGCTGTGGCTGAAAAATCTGCGTCCGAATCAATTGCAGCTGCAACTAATGTAGCCGTATTTGCGGCATTATCTAAAACTCCCGCATTCACAGCTAATTGAACTGTTAACGTAACACCATCAAATGACACTAATAAGGGGGTAGTACCAGAAGCAGGAACCAACACCTGCACTGCTACCGCATTACCCGCATCACCAGCTACCGCCCCTTCTGCTGTAATATTCACCGTGCCATTAGCACCAGAACCAATAGATGCTGTGGCGTTAGTTACAGGATCTAAGTGATAATTATAGGTTAATGTGTGGAATCCTACCGGATGACCCAAAGAAACATCATCTATGGTCACTCCTGTAATAGCTGTCGGCTGAAATTTAGGAGCCAGAACTTCAGTAGCTAATAAATTAATACCAAATAAATAATCACTCTTAAGTAAAGCCGAAGTGACTACTTTAATATTAAAGTCTGGAGACTCCCCTATAACTGTAGGGGTGGTAACACTGGAGGCCCTAACAAAATACCTACCATGTCTTACTAAATTAATAAGATCTTGATCTACAATATCCGGAATATAAAATTCCGCTAGGCCTTCTTGTGGGTCCTCATTACCACTAAACGATAAAGTAATAGTAGCAACTACCGCATCCCGACCCCGGCGGGCCTTAACTAACTCAACTAAAACCTCCTCTGAGGAGTAAATTGCCCCACCTTGAATAACAACTGTGGCACTGACAGTATCTCTACCTGTCTCATAGCGACTATATTCAGTCCTATCAACGGATACTGTAATAGCAGTAGGTGCGCCCATAATTTACCTTTAGGAGATATCAAACAAGCTAGTCGATGTCGTGGGTACTAAAATAGTCCGTCTATAATTTGCAGCTGGTATTAGGATATCAACATTAGACCCCGATATTAAGCCAATAGTGAAAAATCCATCATTATCAGTCTTAACTGTAACTAACTCTTGATTCACCAAAATGCCATCATCCCCAGGAAATAATACCGTAGGAGACGACAAAATACGTCCAGATACAGAAGCCCCTACTAATGGAGAAGCATCTGCACCATATACGTATCCAAAAATCTGAACTACAGAAGGAGGTGTTACAGATGGAGGATTAACCGGAGCTGCTGCTACAACGTACGCTACTGATAAAGCAGTACGTATAGAAGCTCCCTGTACTCGTAAATATAAATTACCTAACGTATCTGTATCAGCAGCCGCAAAATCTACTTCGTAATAACCACCACTAATCTCTGTAAAATTACTAGAAGTTAATGCATGAGCTGAAAAAGAACCGGCACCGGCTTTCTTTATATCCGCTGTAACATCTGTATCTACTAATCCTGTAGCAGGACTTCCGTCAGCCGTGTTTTCTAAAAAAACCGTAACACTGCCAGCGGAATCTTGAATAAGGATTGGAGTTGTCATACATTTATCCTATATAATATATAAGCATTATAGCATATCCCCTAAAGGATGACTATAATGCTTATATATAAGCTAATATAAGATAATGATTAAAGATCTTGCGAATCTAAGTCAACAACCGTGCCCGACTGCCGACGCTTTGGATGCTTAGGTGTGGGAACAACGCCTTCCACTAACAGATTTGTACCGGTGTAATCAGTACCAGCCGAATCCACACCATTGTCAATTGCGTCACGAAGACCAGCGCCAACGTTATTAATATTGCTCGCCGCTGCCGCATTCGACAAATCATCAGCAAAACCTCTAAGGACTAACATCAGTGTATGCACCGTCCGACGAAGAGCATCAACCTCTTCCGACGACACATCTGAAACTACTTTACGACCCTTAGCCATGTAAAACCTCCAACAAACTACTCACCTAATTTGGTCCTTTTGGACTTTCTGCCACTTTTACGCGACTTAGGTGTTTCTTCTTTTTTAACCTCAAACTTTTGAGTATCTTCTTCTTCCGGCTCAGAATGTACTTTAGATTCCACAGACACAGATTCTTTAACTGGCTCTAGCTTCGGATCAACCTTAGGAGCCGAGACAGCTTTTGGAACAACAACTTCTGGTACAACTATAGTATAACGTCCTGGCCTCAAATTCTGAATTTTCTTAAACAAAGGCAGCAAATGAGCAGGCATTTGAGCGATACCATTTTCATCAAAAGTAAGAATAATTTCGCCGCCCGCTAAAACTTCCGCCTTGTTTTTAGAACTAGTACAACGTACTTTTACAAAGGGCATGAACACCTCTTTCTTAGGAGGGGTAGGTAAATGACCTAAGCTAGATAACTGAGCCTTAACATCAGTTTGACTTTTACCAAGATGGGAATATCTAGGAGAAGTAAAAAAATCCTTACCTAAATGACCCGATACCTCCGTTTTTGATACCTTACCTGGTGACTGTTCATCTCCCAAATAAGATAAATCAAGTGACTTATTATCGTCCTCCTCGTGCATAATATAACAAAGGGGTATAAGTAGGGACAGGGTACAAATCTATCCCTACTTATACCTCATCCAACTTAAGTAGTTAGTTGACCGATATTAATCATACGAAGCCACTTTTTCGGCGCAAACAGAATCGGCGTACCGTACAGAAGAATCATCCAACGGTAAGCTGGTGCTAAGACCGCCAGATCCAGCTTCATCATCGGCATGAGCTGACGGAAAGTCAGCACACTTGGCGTAAGCTCACCAATGTAAGCCGTCGAAGTAAATGGAAGGTATAGATTAACATCATTAAACGTAGTAGTACCACTCGCAGCCTGCGAAGAAGCAGGAACCTGAGCAATCAAGCTATAGCTCGAAAGATCAGCCGGAACGCCCGAAGCTGTGCGTGCCACCGAACGGTAAATGCGGAAATACTCTGGAGGGAAAGCTCCAATAGTACCAGGATTAGTAATAGTAAGAGGAACGTGGTTACCCGCATCCTTCTCACCCTGGCTCAAAGCCACAACACTGCCCTGAACTGCTGTAGGAGCCGACTCACCAAAACGATTAGCCGCCGTCACAACATAATTAAAATTAGTAGTACCAGCCGGAGCACCCTTATTATGGTCTCCATCTGTACCAGCCGCAGCAGCAGCCGCAATAGAAGCCGGAGTTGCCGGGGCATTAGCCGAAGTGGCTGTTGCCGGAGGCGTTGGCCGACGTCGAATGAAAACGTCCGGATTGAACTCGATCACACCAGCCTGAGTGGCAATGGTCTGAACGGTGTTACCAACCTGGCCGTTCATCGGAGCAGGCAGCTGAATACGCTCACGTGGGTAGAATGTCTTCACGAGATCCGACATAGTGCGGAAACCAAGGTACATATCCGTCGGAAAACCATAGTTCTCCAGAATAGTATTCGAAGCTTCTTCCATGTCTGCTTCTTGAATGCTATTGCCTTCAAGATCCAGAAGCGAAGTAGCATCAACCTGGGCATCCAAACCATCCCACTGCTCAGCCTCACCATCAAACGCCAGCGAACTATCACCGACGAAAAGGTTACGCTCAATCTGCTCAAGCAACCACAAAATACCACTCTGATTTTCCAGAGCGATGAGATCGCCATGAGCAGGGTGAACCAGCGAAGCCTGATGTGTGATCTCACGGGTTGTACCCATGAACTTCACAAACTGATTTCGACGAATGTACGACGTATCGCTCGACTGCGGAAGCTCACCTTCCTGAACGAACGCATTTTGATTCCCGCCGTAATCCGTTAACTGGTTGTATTCCTCGTTAGTCGAGTACGCTGGACTCTTGGGGATTTTCTTCCAAAAGCGAATATGCGAACTCGTGTATGTCAAAACCTTGAGGCTACCTTCCAGAGACTCAACACGGAGAGCCGAACCACCTGTTCGACCCGCGCCAACCTGATAACCAGCTTCAAGAGCCTTCGACAACTCTGCAACAGTTTCTTGGGAATCTGCACCAAAGCCGGCATACCCGTTCTGGCTTCCCTGTATTGCTCTAAGACCTGTAGGCATAATTTCTTAACTCCTTTAAATTACTGACCATTGCGATGAGCAACGACCTTCGACATCAGGTCATCCGAAATCTCTCCACTGGATTCAAATCGAACAACCTCAGTTGGGTGAATCTTATTACTCTTAGCCATATCCACCAGCGAATCCGAAATCTGACTCTTTGTCAGATTTTCAACTGCTGTGGAACCAGCAAATGACTTCTCAACCGGCACCACTTGATCCTTCGCCAAGAGCACCCAGTGCCGAAGCAAGACTCTTATTAAACTCTTCATTCTTACCAGCTTCCGAGGCGAGAGCGCCAACAACACGCTCCACAACACGATGCTCCATCGCACGAAGCGACTTATTCACCGCACCCACGAAATCCGCCAAGAACGGAGAAATCTCCATACCATTACGGATATCTTCCGACTCCGAGGCAAAATCACCAAGGGACTTACCAACGCTCTCGTCGTCATCATCCTCATCCTTAGCCTTGGACACGGACTTCTCTTCATCCTCATCCTTAGCCTTGGACACAGACTTCTTCTCATCGTCACCATCCTTCATCGCATAGGCCATGCCACCCTTATTCACGAACTCAAACTCTTCGTTCGTAAGTGGCTGACCCTTGCTCAGCTTATCCAGAATCGACTTCGCAAACTTAGCAGCCCCACCCTTATAATCAGTACCATCCGACTGAACCGCGTCCGTAGCACCATCTTCTGGGCACGAACGCTCTGTCGAGCCTGCCCAACCACCCGGATCCGAATTGTTCTCCGTGTGATGCACCTGAGTAGAACCCGCGCCCGATCCAGCACCAACCGAACCTTCACGCATCGAATCCACCTGGGTAGAAGCAGTACCGCGAGAGTTGTGACCCTTAGACAAATTCTGGAGTGCTTCAAGAGCCTTTTGGAAAGCCTCCTGATCAATTCTCTTCTCTTCGCTCATAATCAACTCCTAAATTAAAAAACAGAAAAAATAACTTTAGCTACTGACTCAGCCATATCTTTTGGTAATTCACGTTCTACCAAATAAGATACAGCCTCATCAAAGCTTAGTGACTTAGAGGTACGATCCTCTTTTTTCTCTCCATGCAAACTTTCGGGCACCAACGGGCTACCAGAAGCTGCTAAAGCTTTCTCTTCATCTTCGTTATTATCATTTTCACTTTTATTAACATCCCATGTTTGAGATGATAAAGACTTCACAATTTCAGCCCAAGTAGTGGTATTTACTGGGGCTGTGGTAACAGCAACATCCTGCACCCAACATTCCGCAATCCTATGACCTTCTCGTCTTTTCACCTTTCCTTGAATGGAAAAACCAATCCTACGATTTGAACCAGACGAATCCAGAGAATTCATTAGCTCCCAAATAGCGTCTGCAGTCTTATGGTTTTGAAACAGATATCCTTTAATCCACAAACCATTCTTGGTTAATCGGCACTCAGTAGGCTGTCCTACCTTATTCTCAAACCCAGGCTTATGGTCATTATTTAAATATCCGTGCCGAAGAAAATAAGAAAAATCAATACCAGAAGGCTCAACAACCTCTCCTTCCAAATCTTTGGAACTTGTGGAGGCAATCCCTTGAATCCAGCGTTTGCCACTAGCATCTGCCCCCTTCTTGCCGCCTTTTACTAAGACCGCTTGAGCAGGCATCCAACAATGGAATGTTTCACTATCTGTCCAACCTTTTGGTAATGTGTTCGTCATAATACAATAAAAAAGGGAGCTAGTAGCCTCAAGCCACCTACTCCCTTTTTGGAGATCGCGTCATGCGTGCAAATATTTATATTAGTGTATTACACAATAATTTTTGTGTCAATATAAATTATCTATAATTTTGACTTTTAATAAACAATTTCGGATTTGTTCTCAAAGACTTAACCAAATCCTGGTCAATCCTAACAGGAACCGCAACTTCTTCTCCACATCTACGGCAGACAGAGTAGACAGAATTACCCTTGGCTATTAATACTTTTCCCCTGATCTTAGTCTCAGAAACCGATTCTTTGACTACAACCTCCCCACATTGACATGTTAATAGATAATCCAAATCTTACTCTACTACCAATCTATACGTATTATCATCTAAATGAATAATAGATTTACACAAATCTGGCACATTTTCAGAAGGTACGTCATCAAATCCTGGAGATGGATTACCAACCACCTTAGTAGGAAGTCCCTTCATCAACTCAGTTTCTTGTGTACCAGTAATAAATTGCTCATAATATTGAGCATCTACACCTAAATAAGACTTAGCAAAACTAAAAATAATACTAGGATGAGTGTTACCATCCTTAGTTAGATCAAATGAAGAATACGACTCATCATAGACCGGAAACGCTACTGGATTACCAACTTCATCATAAAAATCAATAGATGCCTTTCTTATAATCCCATAGACACTTTCAGAGTTTCCATTCATTTGTATTACAGAACCTGGAGAAGGAAAAATAGACTTCACTAGTGGGTAAACATCCTCTTCAAATTGCCCTACTTGACGTAAATGATTAATCATTTCAGGCAAAGAATAAGCCTTTTTCACCTTATTATTTTTAGAAGTATTAACCTCTGCTTCTATATCCTCATTCTGCGCCGCAAAGTATGAATCTTCTACCAACTCCCATTTATACTTACGGTCTTTACCATAAATAATACCAGTCTGTGGATCTACTGAATACGACCCATACTTAGACTTAGCATTCATTCTTCGCTTTTTAGACTCATGTTCCTTTATTGCAGAGTCCGCACCAGGATGGGGCTGACCTTCATCTAAATCCCCTTCTGGTATAATATATTCATTAGACTTAATCCAAAATTCAGGCTTACTAGGATGACCCATAGTAACCTGAAATTTTTCTACTTCATCATCACTTAAATCCGGATAAATAATTTGCCAATGATAAGGAGCTAAATGAAAGCCTGGATTAACATAACCCAACAAAAAATGAAGATTCCCCTCAGTCGATCCTAAATTATGCTTCTCTACAGAACCCTCATGCTTAGGATGAATACAAGAAAAAGTTATATGCTTAGAGTGTTTACCAGCTAATTTCTCAGCTAAGTGTTGCAATCTTTCCCACTTATCTAAGCCTTTAGCTTTCCTCGCTTTATAAAGCTCTTCCCAAGCAGTAAAAATTTTAAAAACATCTTCCATATTAAGCCGACGGATTTACCCCTGGGATTTCCCTACCAGGTTGGGTGTTTACAGGAGCCGCAGTCTCGGCGCCTCCAGTATCTTGCTGTTCCTCTTCTACCGGTTCTTGCTGCTCCGCAATTTCAGACAAAATCTCTTGAATCTCTTCTTCCTCTTCATCCGAGACTGAATGCATGGGCTCAGCATGTAGCCACATAGAAAACTCTAGTTCATCAGTTCTTCGCTCCACTAAATCAGATACTACATGAAACACCCCAAAAGAATCATGCTCCTGGTCTGTTAGAGCTTTTGAAACTTCCTGAGTTTCTCCATAATTATCAAATAAAACAGTATGAACTTTTTGGTCTATAAAATAACTAACATCATCCTCCGACGACATAGCCTTCGATAACTCTATATACGCTTCAGCCTCCGCTTTTTCTTTAGGAACACCCATAATTGACATTCTATGAACAATACGGGAAAACATATGATTAGCGTGCCAAGCAATCAAATAATAAGGATTCATCCTTAAAAACTCAAGGACTGAATATATATAGTTAAACCCTAACGATTGTCTACCATGCACCGTAGGTACAATAAACAAAGGATCATCTTTCTTTCTATCTTGAGTTAAACTAGCTATAAAATCATAAAAGTTAAGGTCGCACGTAAACTTCTTACCTAATAACTTTACAGTCTGGTCAATAAATTCAATATCCCCTACTGTCGCCTTAACCAGCTCTTCCGGTAAGTACAAAGACTGATCCACTAAAATTAAAATAGCCCCCAGAACACGATCTTTGATATTTTGTGAGTTATTAAACAAATTATAATAATACTGTCTATAGGACAATAAACTAGAATCCGCCAGCCTCAACTGATATTGTACCCACAGGTCTAATCTTTCTCTCACATCCGAATCCTTATAAATATATCTAATAAGGTCCCCAGATTGAACAACTTCAAACCATACCTGTTTATTACTAGCAGGATTATAATCCTGATTCCTCTGTGGTAACAACCCTTCCGCCACAGCTTGATTACGTTTATACCCCTCCGGTGTAAAATATTCTGGATTAGTGTGAGGTAACGGCTGCACTGGATGAATTAAAGGCTCTCCCAATCTCTCATCATAATCCTTATGATCAACAGGAGCGTTTGTGTACCTCCAGTAATTACCTAACTTATCGGTATACCAAAAATTCTTAATACCATAGAACCCAGACACATAAGAGTATTTATGGTCTAAATCCGCCTCTAAAGGTAATCCTACTGCTTTATTAAGATCCCACATCTACTATCTTATCCGATACTTTGTACTTCACCAAAGTAGGGTGGTCTACCTGCTCCAAAATCCCTATCTGTTCTAACTTTCGTATTGTATCATAGGATAATCCTAATTTCACTATTCTCCGCTTACTCAATGGACCCAACTCATGAAGATCCTTTAGAAAACGAAGATGCTCTAAAGGCACAATAGATAAAGCCTCCTCTACTGTTAATCTAGCTTCCTTCATAATTCTCTAAATAATCTAACAGAAAACCTCGAACTTCTAACCTAGCTAAATCAGGATTATACGTTTCCGACGAAACATCATACCCAGGCCAAATTTCCTGAACCACTGTTCTAACAATATCAGAGTCCAATATTGGTAATAAAGACAACAATTTATTCACACCCTCATCCGTCTCAAGATCAAAATCGTACATCGACTTCAACATGAAATCCGCAGAATTAACCAAAGTAGATGGGTCCAAACTTAATATCTGTTCAGCTGTGTATTCATCAAAATTGTCTACTTCCAAAGGCACCTCCACCGTACGTAGTTGCTTTTCAGGCAATAAAATCGAATCACTTATTGGGGGAGAAATATCCTCATTACGAAATATTGTCATTACTTATCTTTACTCCTTTTTGCTGAGAAATACCCAGATGATAACAATTTAGGTAAAACCCTCAAAAACTTAGGCCCATCATGAAATGTCAACTTCCCATAATACTTACGCTTAATTAGACTTAATATATGATCCGAGTCACTCTCAATTTGGCCAGACTCTTCATCCCACCACACAGAAGCAACCTTCTTAGTATCCGAATAAATATCATACTTATCACTAATCATTATCCACCTTAACCGTACTAGTATACGCCTTGGGGTTCAAAACAGGCTTCCTATGCCCAACATTCGCAGAAGGAAGTTTAGCTTCAATTGTTTCCTCATACTCCCTATGTCGGCCATTCTTTCTATACTCAAACGGATTCTTCACACTTTCGGGGGCCATAAATACCCCAATTTTATCTAATTCCTTCGCAGCTTGATGATCCGGATGATTCTCATTAGCTTTTGCTTCTCCAATAAAATGCTTAGCCCAGGAATTAAACAAGTCATTAGGTAGTGTTTTTTCCTCTTTCCTACGACGAAACTCTTCTAACCCCTTTTCAGAACTATTATTAACCTTCCAAGCAGAGTCTAAATCAAAATTACCATATTCTCCCTCACCAGGCGAAGAGGCAGGTACTAGTCCTGGCATCTCACTATCTTCCCCAAATTTGTCAATTGTAGGAAGAAACTTATTATAATCCAAGTGACCCTCATTGTTCTGTAGATACAAAACATATCTAGACCTGAGAAAAGTCTGTCCTATTTCCCAATCAGACAAATGATCCTGCAGCGATCTTTTAAAATCCCCTAATGTTGTGTTCTCCAAACGATGCTTCATATCAGCAGGAATTTTAACAGGTTTTCCCATTTGATGAAGATCTTTATGAAAGTCATTTTTAATTCCTTTCATACCAATCCCAAAAGAAAAAGCATTATCAATCGCAGCAAAAGAGCTAGAATCCCGTTTTATAACCGTATTATTATGATGTCTATCATTATGATTCATAATGATATCTGAGACCACCATGTTATGGATCTTTTCCTCAAATACCCCTTTAAATTTTTCCGGAACCCTAGATAACAAATCCTTTGTCACATTCTGTTCAGACGACTCACCTAAATACAAGTAGGGGATAGTATGATTCTCTTGCCATTCCTGAACAGAATGAGACTCGCCTCCAAACGATCTAGTGACTGTCACAGGAATATTATTCCCACCTAATAGTGTATCCAACTTGTGGGCCGCTACTTCCCTATTATGTTCATTACCCAAAGGAATAGAGCCCAAACCACTACCAATACGATTCTCAAAGTCTGACAAATCAGAAAATCTAGGCTTCATTAATCCTTGACCATTGCCTTGAATTGTAATTTTATAAGATTGATAAACACCGGCCTCATCATCAGACAACTCTGCCATTTTATCAATACTACCATGGGATAAAGAATAAGCGACTTCAACCGAACTCTTTGGTCGGTCATTCCATTCCTTCAAATATTGCCCAATAGTCTGCTCATTCTCTCCCTGAGCCGAAAACCCACCTGATCCTTTAATATGCCTGTACCCTCCAGTGCTAGTTTGCTCCCATCCAGTCATGTCTTTAGGTTTAGGATCATTAGGACCAAGCCACTTGTCATATTCAACCCCAGGACTAGGTGCATTCGGATCTGCCATCGCCGGTACAGTAGAAGACTGAGTTGATGGATTCTGTGGACGACCTGGACCAGGATTATTACCCGGAGCAGCCACACCCGGCATACTAGGTGGACTTGCTGGCTTAAAAGCTTGAGGAGGGCCAGGAGGCTTAATAATTGGAGAAGGTTTCGGAGTAGCAGCCTTCATTAAAGAAGATGTAAACTTAGTTTGATCATTAATAACAAGTTTATTGTCTAGCCACTCTGTCCCAGGTGGTAAATAATACAACGACAACCCAGATAACGAGAGATCTAATAATTCCCTAGCAGTTTTCACATTGGATGTATACTGACCTTTTACTAAAAACCTAGACTCTAAACCCTCTACATAAATACCTTCATGTTGTCTAGCCGTATCCACCATAGCAGTATTTAAAGCAGAATAAAGATAATCCAACACAAAAGACTTATAAACTTTTTTAAACAAAGCTTTAAGATTATCTAACTTATACTGTAACCCCTCGACATCCTTTTTCAATATATAAGGCTGTAAATAATCTAATAAAATTTGTATAAAAGACCTAATCTCTAAAGAAGCCTTTAATTTTAATTCCATTAAAGACTCTCTTTCCACCGATGACAGTTCCATAAAAGGAATACCAGTGAGATTTTGATAATCCGCTGTCTTCAAATGAGACTTATACTTACCTAAAGTATAAAACTGAGTTATTAGATTTAAATGTCCCTCTATTGGTAACTTATCATATAAATATAAATTAGAAAGATCTTGATGAGATAATAAATCTGTCCCTACAAACACATAAAGCAACCAGTCTTCATGTAGTTTGAGTATACGCCGAAATTCAGAGATACTAAAATCATTAATCATTAATACTCAGAAACGCCTTAACCACTTCATCTGGATCTAACTTAGGAGGACTATCATTCTCGTCCTTCGCATTTAGACTCCCCTTACTAACATGCTCCTCACCTAAGTATAGCTCAGGTCCCTTAGGATACAAGGCAGTACGAGCATGTCTAGTTAGTGGTGTCCCATCTAAACGTCGTTGAGCTTGCAAAGGCTCCAAAGCTCCCTTAGTGATTGTAACATTTTCCTCCATAGGAAATAAATCATCTTTTGCCTTTGGCCGTAATGGCTTTGGATTCCAATTATTCATTTATTATTTCTCCCAACAAATTAGAAATAAAAACATCAAAAACATCGTTAGCTTCTTTTTCTAACTTTTTTTCTAACCCACTCAACTGTGGCATATTCTCTGTAGTGGACTTTTTAATAGTATGGTATAGCCCCAAATTAATAGAAGGCAAGTCCTCAGAAGAAATATTAGCGTCAGTTTTAATTTTCATTAGGCCCTAGTTTGATGCCTTCCTGGAACACTTCCCCCACCCATGCCAGCATTCCAGTTTATTTCCTCAGCAATATGGCTTGCCACTTTTATGCGTATTAACTCTCGCTCTTGAGGAGTAATCTTAACATTAACTCCCGCCACAGCGCTCACCATAGATGGATCTATAAGCCCATCAGAAATCACCTCAGGAAACAGAATCTGTAGAGCAACTAACTCTTGTGTGTAAAGAGGAACTGCATGTTCCCTATATTTATGTAGGGCATCCACAACCTTATGAACTGCATACTTAATATCTAGCCGCCCATCTAAATAACGACGAAACAGCTCATTACCGTTTACTCTCCCTGTGGGAGTCCTATAATTTTCCTCAATACGAGCCATTTCCACATTAGCATGAACATCATTAATATAGTCAGTCTTACCCTTAACACTGCTATAATCCGTGCCCATGGACTTTAGAAGCTCCTGATTCCCTTCAATAAACCTAACAGGCACCTTCGACGAATTGTCACTACCGCTCATATTAAACCTCTATAAATAAAGACAAACTCTTTTCTACTTTTTTCTTTTTGTCTTTATCCTTAATAAATGCCCCTATACCTTCACTACGAAGCTTACGTTCTTTCTTCTCTTCTTTAGTCTTCTTTCGCTTTAAACTATCTGAAGTACCACTATCAGGTTCTTTCTTTTCCCCTTTAGTCTTACCCTTGTTCTCTAAATACGTTCTATAATCTTCGACAGAAGTAAAATACTTATACTGTGGCTTGTTATCCTTAGTGTATCCCACCTGCACCCTAGCCACATACTTGCCACCACGCTGACCACCAACTCCTCGATCAGCACTACTAGGCAATCGTCCCCCCGACTTAGAACCTGCCTCCGAAGATTCCCTATTCAGTTTTTTGGACTGTTTATTAGCTTTGACTAAAGACTTATGAAGATAAATATCCATTATTACCGCTTCCAATAAGGACCAGACTCACCAAAATTTCCAGCACTACACTTTGGACAATTAATACTCTTATACATATAACCACAACCATCACATGACTTATACACTTCCGGCTGACAAGGTGTAGCCGAAAAAACTGCATTATCAATGGACCGTACTGGCACTACTGGAGGTTCATGTATATTACGAGTGCGATTTGTGCCAATTAGTGGCTGCTCATCGGCCGAACCCGCTTGCCCAACCTCTGTATTATCAAACGGAGTATACGTCGTAGGAGAAACATACTCAGCAACAGCTTGCTGCATACGCGCGCGCTTAGCCAACCCCGACACCACACGACTAGATAGAGCCTTGAATAGTTCTTCGGCTTGTTTCAAATCCTTAATAGCTTTATCCATAGTCCTCTTTTTCTTAACCTTTTCAGGCAAATCCGCATTCTTAGGAGTCTTATCAGAGAATTCCTCTACTACATCTTTAGGAATCTCGCCTCGGTCCGCCGCAGCATACATATATTTACGTTGTGAATCGGATCGAAACTTCTTTTTGACATCCATCTCGTCTTCATCAATAGCCGAGACAGTGTCTTTCTTATTTTTCTCCATAATATCACCTAGTTTAACAGAATTACCTTCTTTGTTCAATGCCCCTTTAATAAAGCGACCTTTGCTATCAAATACCTTCTCTTTAAATTTGTCCAGCGACATTTCTTTTATAGAGCCAAAAAACCGTGGATTATCATAGTGCTTAGCATACGCGGTTTTTGCTTCCTTCTCCGAATCAAAACCTAACATGATTTTTTGCTCATCATTGGTCTTAAAGTCAGGAGCCTTCTTCTGAGTAATAACAAACACCTTATTGGACTTTTTATTATTACCCACAAATACATCTACCTCGTCCCCATCCGCTCCAATAGTCCCCCTAATATACCCATAAGGATACAACATCTTGGTGTGACCTTCTTCTTCTGTATGAGGGTCATACCAAGACCTTTTAGACCCCTTCCTATTCTCAACAGAGATAGGTAATCCTTGAAACTCAGTACGATAATGAAGCTTATAATATCCCATAACACTAAGTTTGTGTGGCTAATTCTTTATATGAATCTAAATCAATCTCAATAACATTATTCTGAGACTTTCTAAACGTCCCAGTATATTCAGGAGAAGGACTTTGCTGGAGACTGGTTTGTTCAGCAGGCTGACCAGCTGGTGGGGGAGCACCACCCTCTTGATTCATTTGCGCATCCTGTTGTTCCATCTGCATCTTCTGTTGCTCAATTTGCATATTAACCTGTCGGTTTTGCAAATAAGTAGGATTAAGAATCACATCACCATCCGGAATGTCTGGCAAATCCTCAGCCCTACGAATCTCATTAAGAGTCATATAAGAAGCAACCTGCTCCTGTCTCAACTCATGTTTCTCTTGCTCAGTTAACTCATCTAACCCCACAAAATCAAAAACAAAATGATCATCAATCTTGCTAATAATATTTTGATTAATTTGTTTAGCAATAAACCTAAGCAGAGGCTTTAAGCCACGGTCACGAGAAGCCTTTAACTTCCACTCCTGGCTAGACTCAAATAATGGAGTTTGCTGCACGCCACCATGTAAATCGAAATTTAATTCAGCAGGATCAATCAAATAAACAGCACAAGCAATCTTAATCAAGAACTCAAGCCAAGAACCATACTCCATGTCTCGGTTAGATTTGGTTAATTCAATCCAATCAACTCCCTGCTCAGCTTGTAAAATAGGAGTTTTCCAAGCATTCTCGACACCCTCTAAATTAGCTCTCCACTGCCTCCGAAAACCCTCTAACATGTCCGGTGTAAAATTTTCACCTCTAATATTCAAAAGACCTTTAGGAGCACTACCCTGAGAGAAATAACGCTGATTATATTGCTCCGCATACAGATATGAAGTAATAATAGTGATTAACTGCTCCAGCTCACCATATCCATAACCCTGTATATAAATATCAGTGCGAGGATTACGAACCCCAAATATTAGCTCTTCACGACTATACACATTCTCAATCTGTCCATTAATCACCTGGACATAATCAATTTCATCTCGGGCTCTTTTTTCGTATAAATCTAAAATCCTAAAAGGACCTCTAGTTAAATCCCCCGACGCAAAATGATTAGCAAAATTAGGAGTTCTATTATGATAAGTCTCGTTTGGACCAAAAATAAAATTTTTTGCCGCTATTCTAATAGTGGATGCATCTACAGCCACGAACTCATAAGGCTGTCCTTTTCGATCTTCCACCACTTCCACACAGGCTTGATCATAAATTAGTGAATCCCGTGTAATCTTCTTTAAAAAGGTTTCAAAATCATCCCGTTTAAACTGATTGTGAGGATTAGGCTTAGGAGCACCACAATTATAAATAAACTTCTCTAAATCTTTAATAAACTCCATCTCCCCCTCTGAAGTAAGATGAGAAGGATCCTTATGCTTCACAACAAAACCAACAGACTTAGACGCTCTAAAAGGTACTGAAAATGCCGCTACCTGATTACACCGAGTCTGCAAAATAGCTGCTACAATACTAACTTGATGAGGCATTCGCTTTAATAAATCATAAGTTAAGGAATACTTACGATCTTTATACCCCATAGCATACTGAACCGACAAGGGATCTTCCAACAAAGAACGAAATCCTTTCCTAGGCTCATCATACTTTACATGGCTCTTTAAAATGTCCTCTCTTACCATAGCCGGAATAGAACTAGTATCTGCTAGCCACTGCCGTACCTGGTCTGTCCAATCGTTGTTTGAAGCCGTCAAAACTAACTCCGCAATGCCTCTAAGGACTTTTCAAACTGGTCTTGTAACCAATTACAGAATTTTGCTCTTTCCTTAGGACCCACACTAATATTACCCTTACGGATATCATCCTCGGATAATCCTAATTCAGACTTAAGAAAAGACCTTTCAGAATCACTAAGTCTGTATCTATTCAATTCTGCTGAAAATTTATTATTCAAAGATTTTATCATATCATTAGCAGACTCGTCTAGAGACTTAGTCATACTAACTTCTTCTTCTGTAGGTACTAAATTACGATCCTGAGCCTCTTTATTACGTTTTTGTCGTTCCTCTTCTAACGCATTTTCCACAGAACTGTCTTTATCATGCTTCCAATCTTTACCCGAATCAGGGTCATCGTAAGAAACACTACCTCCACCCCCCATCACTCCTACAGGATTAGTAGTATACGAACGTTTATCAGAAACAATACTCTGACTCTCATCTTTTGTATCAGTTCCTGTAGAAGGTGTTTGAGAAACAGCCTTATTTAAATCTTCTATGTATAAACGCATATTACCTTCCCGATGGTCTAAGTCTTCTAGGATACAATAAATAATGTCCAGCGGTCACTGGTCCAGTGGTAGCATACCCAACAGATTGAGCAGCCAACGCAGATTCTCCTGAATTGCTCGCTGCAGCAGAACCAACTTGTTCGCCCACAGCTCTTCCCGACCTAGCTCCAGCCAAAACATGACTAAAAATGCCTCGTGCACGATCCTTTTTCTGTTCTTTTTCTCGTTCCTCTTGTTCTTTTTCTCGTTCCGCTTGTTTTTGCTCTTGCTTCTGCTGGTTAGCTTTGGCCTGCTCTACTTTAGCAGCAGCTTGTTCTGCTTTTTTAGCTGCCTTTTCCTTTTTACTAGCTAATTGTTCTTTCTTCTTCTGAACAGACTCTAAGTCTTTCTGTAACTTACTGTGTTCTTTTTCAGCCGAACTAAACTCAGAACTGAGATTTTTATACTCATCCGCTAAGTCTTTGGATTCCTTCTGGGCATCAGAATACTTATTTTCTAGTTCTGCTTGCTTAGACCCTAATTCTTGCTCTAAAGCTTCTCTTTGAGAATCAAATTTCTGTTCAATCTCATTCTGACCAGCAAGCCATTCCCGATGTTTAGCGACAGCTATATCTGTTTCAGCTTCTTTGTGCGCTTGATGCGCTTGTTTAAGCTTCTGCTGGTGCTCTTTCATCTTATTTTTAACCGGGGCTAATTTTTGATTAATAGACTTATGTTCCACAGCTAATTTTTGCTTCTCTAACTGTTTCCTCTTAAGCGTATCCCTAATCTTCTTTTCATCCGCTTTATATTTCTTTAAGTCTTTTTGATATTGAGTAGTCTTCTCATACTCAGAATGCTTGGGTTTATTTTCTTTATGGTCTAATAATTTAGACTGTAAAGACACAACATCCGAACTAACTTTAGCCCGTTTATTAGCAACAGAATCAGCCTCTTTTTGTAAGCTGTTTAACTTGGTCTTAGTTTCTTTAATCCTTTTCTCAGCCTTACCAACATGAGCCTTTTTAGACGCCGCTTTGTTTTTAGCTTGTGTTACTTTAGCCTTAGCACTTTCAACACTACCTGGTTTCTCTGACTTTAGTTTCTTTTGGGCCCCAGCTGGCAAAGACTCTTCTGGCTTCTTACCTTTATGCTCTTCTAATGCTTTAGTTCTCTCATCTTTAAGATTCTTGATTTTTTCTTGTTTCTCTTCTTTAAAAGCCTTTAAAGATTCCTGAGTTTCAGACAAATCTCCAACTTTTTCCTTAAGCTTATTTGAAAACCTACGAACTTTATCTTGCAAAGATTCGACCTCTTTGCCCTTACTCTCTACATCTTTCTCTAAAGAAGAAATCTTTTCATCATGTTCTTTAATTTCCTCTTCAATTTTCTTATGAGCCTCTTGTGCTTCAGTGTGTTTTTGCTCCGCCTGACCCACTTTATCCTGTACAGCTTCAGACTGTGCCTTTACCTTCGCTTCTGCAGCTTGAGACTCCAACGTTTCCTGATCAGTTTCTGCAGACGTAAATGCACTATTTGCTCTAATACTAGCCGCTGCATCAGCATGCTTTTGGGAATCCACAGCTCGGTCCATACCCAATAACTGCTCTGCAAGCTGATCATGCTCTTCTGCCGTATAATCAGCCGTCTTTTGACTAATCATACTATGATGCAAATGAGTTAATTGATCTGAAGGTCTCTCTCCACTTAAACTTTCGATATTACGCAGATGCATGTAATGTCTAAGAGGGTCATCCTCAGCAAATGTTGCTGGGTCAGTAGAAAATGACTCCATAATAGTAGGTATTTCTACATCTGGTGTAACTCGACTTTCCTGTTTTTCTGGGGCTCCTTTTGCATCCTTATCTGAACCTGGCTCTTCGGGACGTCCAACAGGACCACCAGCGCCCTTCTTACGCCTCCATCCAGCTACGTACTCATAGTCTTCATGAGACGCGCCTTCAGGTAAAGGAGTCGAAGTAGATTCCCACCCTTCCCCAGCAGGTTGAGACCCACCGCCAGACGGAGGTCTACCCACTCGACCCTGTCCAGTAGGGGTCGTTGGTCCCGGACCTGTCTGACCCTTGGGTTTAGGAGATTCTGGGGCTTTAGGAGAAGAAGTAACCAACGCCTTTCTTAAATCAGAAATATAAAGCCCCAGCTCCATTTTTATTACCCAGCCCCTTCTGCATCAAAATTACCCATAGATGGGCGCACATTATGTGACTGAACCACTGTAGCTACCGAGTCCTTAGCCTTTGCCGTCTCTGTAGTTGCTACTGGAGAACCCTTTCTAAAGGCCACTAACTGTTCTTTGGCTTTAGACCCTTTTCGAGCCGTGGTTGTATCCTGAAAAGACTGAGTTCTCATATTAGACACAAACTCATCAATTGAACTAGCATCAGTCAGCGTAGACTCCTCTAATACTTCCAACCGAGCCAAGTATTTAGAATCCTGCACCACGAATAGACTTAATGGGTCTTTATTAGTAGTGCAAACCCTATAAGCAGAACCAGCCTCACACACAAACTCATCCCCAGGCTTAATCTTAATTTCCTTCTGCTCACCTTCAGTTTCTGAGATAACAAAACCAACCCCAGACACCACACGGAGTACTCGATTCTTTTTAGCGTGCCTAAGTCTATCCGAAACCGCCCCCGGCATTAAAACTTCAAAATAAGTCTCAAACCCAGGACCTGTGTACCCGGGCACAATAAAACCAGTCTTTGTTTTCTCTCGATCCCCAGCCACTAACGCATTATTGTTATTAACCTTCGCAATATCAGAATGTTTCTTAATAGTCTTAGGATCAATTTGAATAACTTTCCTTTGTCTAGATCTCTTTGCTACCATATTACTGTCCTCCTCTTCGTAAACGTTTACGTCGTTCAATTTCTAAATGATGCTGTTTTTCCCAATTCTTAAATGACTCTTCACACCCGCAACTGTGCATTATCCCCCTATCCTCACTAATTAGATCCACTTTCAACGTAGAACCACAGTATTCACATGTAACAATAGGAGTATACATTTATCCTCTATAGTTAATTTGAGTTGGGGTATTCTGCCTAGGATTACGTACAATCTGACGATTTACTACTCTCATCTCCTCAGATCGCACCTTCCCATTCGGAAATCTTATCTCTAATACGAGAAAATCTCCTACCCTTGCTGTATGACGAAGTGTAGTAATATGGTTTCCATTTAGATACACATATCCCGCCCTCGTAAAGTTGCGGGACTCACGAACACTTTTAGTCATACCACTAAGGTCTAAAAGTCTCCACACCTCAACAAACTGAGCAACTACACTAGGCCATTCAACAATTAGCATAATACCAACTGGGGTACAAAGAAACCACTGATAATTATACCAACCATTATAAATAATATCAAATAGATACAAAATTATCTACGTATCAACACTCGCTTTTTGAGTTTATTAAACCTCTTTAAGAGGTATTTCTTCTTTAACTTAGACATTCGGTCTATAAAAAGAACTCCATCCAAATGGTCATTTTCATGTTGAAAGGCCACTGAATCTAAACCATCCAAACATAAAACCATCTGATTATTATTCTCGTCTTTATAAGACACTACAATGTCTTCTTTTCGAGTCAAAATTTCATCGACTCCAGGAAAAGATAAGCAGGCTTCCTTACTCTTAATATCCTCCGACTCCTCTTCTATTTTAATAGAAGGATTAATATAAACCTTAAACTCATTATTACGACCGTCTGTAGTAATGGTCTTATCTTTTACTACAAAAATCCGCACATTCTCCCCAATTTGAGGGGCTGCCAATCCATGTGCTTTTTCAGCTATAGCAGTATCTAATAAATCCCGAACCACCTGCTTGGATAAATCAGATCGCACATCTTCAACTTCCACACACTTTTCCCTCAACTTCTCATGAGGATATACTAAAACAGGTCTAACAGCCATATTACTTACCTACCAATAAATGTGGGTGTGATTCTAACAAACCAGAATTAGTCATTTTTACAAACTCAGCGTTATCCCACAAGTCTTCCAAAGATGCTGAGCCACAATAAGAAAAACCAGATCTAACCCCTTGCATAATATACTGTATAACATCCACGACAGATCCCTTAATAGGAACAATTGTAGATTCACCTTCCACGTATTCAGCTTTACCATAAAAAGCCCTTTTAGAAAAAGAAGATGCAGCTCCCTGATACACCTTACTCAAAACTCCATTATTATATATTAAATCTCCAGGTGTCTCAGTAGTACCCGATAGCATGTTACCTAACATCACGGCACTAGCTCCTGCCGCTAGACTCTTCACAATATCGCCGGAAGTACGAATACCCCCATCAGCAATTAACATAACATCCACAGAGTCCGAAATATCTAATATAGACTGTAATGTTGGGATCCCACAGCCAGTGCGTACACGAGTAGTGCACACAGAACCACCCCCAATACCCGCCTTAAGTATCAAAGAAGATAACGGAGCCTTAGGAGCCGCTCTAACTATATAATTACAAATGTAGTCCGCTGCCTCAGGAGTTGCAACATTACCCGCAATAATTGTAGCTATTTCACCATATTCAGACAATAACACTCTGGCTAAATCAGCTACTCTAAAATCATGACCATGAGCAACATCCACACATAACACGTTAGCTCCAGCATCCCAACATGCCACAGCCCGTTCCATGGAATCCTCACCTATACCAACAGCAGCACCTACATTACCAGGGGTAGTGTCATTATTTCTAGTAACAAATAAAATTTGCTCAACCTGGTCCTGAATAGACTGCATTCTATGTACAATACCTAACCCACCAATCTTATCCATGGTATACGCCATATAACCCTGACAAATAGTAGGCATGTTAGACGCAATAATAGGAATTTTTAACGATAGTGGTCCTAATATGGTACTCGTGTCTACATCAGACCTACTCTCCAAAGAATTTTCTTTGGGGGTAAGTAACACATCATCAAAGGAATAAACGGTTCTCATGCATCCAAATCCATATTTCGGCCAATAGTTCTATATTCTACTGGAATATCTAACTCCTGAGAATGAGAAATACCATTCTCCATCCCATCAGTTATACCATAGTCACAATAAACAACCGTTTTTTCCGCTACCTCTCTCCAATGAAAACCAGCATCAATCCCTAATTTACGTTCATTAGGAACAGAGTCATCTAAAACGCCATCCTGTGTATACAACAAATGAGAAGCATAAGGAGTCTCCCCCCTCAAAATACAGTCTCTCAAACACCTACGGGCATAAGTGACGTTTTCTAATATATTACCTGCATATGGTGACTCTACAATAACCCTCTTCATATGTATCTCCCTAAATTTCCTTGTATCGTTGTTTTTCCCGCCTTGTTCTTTTTAATTTATACAATAAACGATATTGAATAATCATCTTAGATAGTTTATCAATTTCTACCTCATCCAACTGCACATCATTAAAACCATCCCAAGAATGATTATAAGACTTCCTCTTAAACAAATAGCGAAAAGCAATAACCAATCTATGCCAAAACGAAACCTGAGTATTAAGAGTTAATCTTAAAGTAAATATTGGATCATCATAAGGATGATAATAATCCAACTCCACCAACGCCTGATGAGAAGGGTCTATACAGTCACACCAAAGAGCAACCCTCTTAGTTTTATTCATAAATTCCCCTCGTACAGAGCTGATGGAGGGACTTGAACCCCCAACCGTCTGCTTACAAAACAGATGCTCTTCCAAATTGAGCTACACCAGCAATCTATTCACACAAGGACGACCAATTGTACACACCGTCTCGTCCAAACACCATATCCGCAAATCCAAGGTCAACAGCTTCATTTGCATCTAAGTATACTTCTTCTTTTTTATCCATCTGCTGCTGTACCCAATCTTTAATTCTTTTTTTAGACCATTTACTATATTTGCCTTTTATTTTTAGAGACTCAACATAAATCTCAACCATAGTATCATATGCTTTTTGACCTTCTTTCGCCTCAGTTTGAAACTGTTTATGAGTCCCATAGTAACCATGAATCCCACCATGAAACATAAATCTAGAATGAGGCATCATTACTCTTTTATCTGCAGCTAGGAAAATAATAGAACTCATAGATCGGGCATGGGTGTAATTCAAAATACATACATGCTTTGGACAAGCTTTAATGGCATCATACATAGCCATACCCTCATGCCAATCACCTCCACAAGTTTTCATATGAATCAAAATAGTATCATCAGTAGAGTTTCTAGATAATATATTGAGGTTCTTTATAAACCTATTAGACATAGAATATTCCACACCCGGTTCATCTTCTTCGACAACTCCTATATAAGACTCTTCTCCAAACAAGTAAATATGCCCTGCTTTAATATCTAAGTTATACTCATGTATTTGAAAAATAGGATCGTCAGTTTTATACCGTATAGTGCGGTCTATATTATGACTAATCTCACTCATTTTGTTCTTTAGCTAACTCCATCAACTGTTCTTGCTGCTTACGAAACGCATCCAACCTAGTAGCTAATCTCTTAAACCCTTCCCGAATAACAAAAGGAACTTCTTCAGTATCTTTTAACTCCTCATAAGAAGCTAATAATTGATTTTTGATACCAGGAATCCTACCCATATAAAGAAGGGAAACCATAAACTCCCCAAAATAAGCATCGATTAAATTCTCTAATTTAGAAAGATTGGGCTCCTCATCTTTATCTAACACCCCCTGGTCTACAAAGTAATTATGCAAAGAAGCCGCAAACGCCAAAGCATCACAAGAAGCTTCTAATGCATCATTTGTCTTTTGGTCAGTTAACAGAGCTATATATTCTTCATATAGATTCATGGATTCTGATCACCAATTTCAAGCATCACCGACTGCTCAATCAACTGAGACACACTTCGATACTTCGAATCAGGAGCCTTCACAACCTCTCGCATACGTGAAAGCAAACGCGGGTCAATTGTAATTGAAGTTCGAACCTTAACATTCTTTTCTGTGTTTAATTCCATCTTTATCTCCTCTATTTATTACCATCATAAATCTTACCACCATAAGAAAAACATCCATTATCAATTAGAATAACATAAGGTGTTGCATACTTTTTATTAGGTCCATATAATTCCAACACCGTAAATCCACGTTGCCAGTCAGGATCAAAATCATACTCATGATTTCCGGTCATGCAAGGATTTGAAATAGCTACAGCAGTCTTCCCTGATGCAGTTTGACAAAACATCTGCGCTCGATGAAAATGACCAAAAATTTCACTCTGTCCTAGAGTCTTTGCAACACGATTAGCAGCTAAATGCTTACCTCCCCCAAAACGACCTTTCTGTTGATTGTGGCCATGTCTCAACATATACGGTCCACACTTCACTCCCTTAACCGTTAAATCCTCCTGAACCCATGAGACCTTCTTACTGAGACCCTGAGCATAACATTGGTCTTTAATGGTTAGACCTAAAGAGTCCTTTAACACAAAAGGCAAATTACCATGAACATACTTATCCCACCGTTCATCATGATTTCCAGAAACTACTATTAATTCGTTACACTCTTTCTCTAATGAATTTGCTTCTTCAACAAAACACTTAACTTGATCAATAGCATATAATGGTTGTTCTTTACCAATCGTATAACGGCTAACCATTCCTAAATCTAAAAAATCTCCTAATATTACTGTTTTATCCGGCCGAACATCTTTATGCCAATATCGAAAAGCCTTCCATGTAGGCACATCATGTAAATCAAAATGTATATCACTTACTATAGCTACAATTTCAGACTTTTTATTTTTCTTTTTGCTCATGCAATCCTCGTAGTAACATCCCCGGTCCCAACCAATTCAACCCAATAGTCATGAGCTTCTTTAAGATACGCAGCGGGTAACTTATCCACTGGAGGCAGCTCATCAGAATTTTTAGTAAAAGACCAAGACGAAGGTTTTGGAAAAACATGATTAGCCTTTGTGTTCACCTTTTTCCAGTAATGGTTAATAAGATTGTTGGATAATTCCAAGTCCTGGTCGCTACTGCCAAGGACGGTCATATCATCTTGAGATGAATATGAATCCAAAACATAGTCATTATCAGACCTACACTTTTTACATCTTGCTCTATGGCCATCTTTACGGCGGCTGTCTTTATGAAACGCAGATAAAGGCAACTGATAAAAGCAGCCCAAACATATTTTAGTATCCATAGAGTCCCTCCATCATGTAAACATAAGGTATGGCATACGCCCCGTCAAGGAAAATTACAATTGAATGCCCAAAAACCACTGTATAACCTGTGAAATTACAAGAGCTACAAACATTCCAACTTTCCCTAACTGCTTCGCTTTTTGTACCCTAACGGACTGAAACTTACCAGTGTCATCAAACGAATCAGTAACTCCAGAAATTTTACTTTCTAAGTCTTTTAATTGTCCCCTAATTTCATTTATTTGAAAAATAGCCGATTTAGTAGAATTTTGAACATCATTAAGTTGAACAGTCACCGAACGTTGGCCATTACCAGTAACTAACAATCGATCATGCCCCTCTAAACGATCTTTTAGATTTTCAAGTTTAGCTCCTTGGATATGTGCATCTTTCAAATACCCATCTACTTTAGTAGAAATAGAATGAAGATCTCGCTGAATCTCCCCAAAACGCCTACCAAAATCTAACTGCAGATCATCTAGACGGCGCTTAATATAATTAAGCTCTTCAGACACCTACAATCCTTACACAACTAATTGTACATCCACTTCCTGATCAAACCGTAAAAACTTAACACCTCTAACATTAAGTAATTGAGAAGCACTAGCAGCCACAGTTACAGCAGAACCACCTTCATGTAATGCCAAAAAATCAACACGATTTAAAGACACTGACGGATTTGCCGCAGAAATAGATGTGTTGTACACCCTAACAAATGGAAATCCTTGCACATCCAACGCTTCATTCGCAGGTAATGTTAGTGGGTCACTACCAAACGACATATTAACAGTCGTTGAAATCCTACCAGCTGACTCTGAGGCAGTTCTAAGGGTTTGTAAATTGGGGTTAAGGGGCTTAGCCGCCATAATATTACTCCTTCATCAACACTAAAGTATTATATCATACAGGCTTCGCCGTCACAAAACCTCTCTGTCTGTTCGTGAGAAGCTTTTTCGACAGCCTTTAAAGGTGTTATCTTGCTAACCATACTTTCATATACTTCTTGAGCAACCTCTTCCATGGGCGCCTGTTTATACCCATGGTCAGTTAACGGAAGAAAAGATACACTTTTAAGTCTAGTTTCGTAGAGTTCTAGAGCCCTCTTAATATCCTGAGCTTCTTCGGGCTTAAAAGTCACAGTAATAGACACCTGATTATCTGCCCAATACTGTTGAATTTGAGCAGCCAGCTCCAATTGCTCCCACATAGATACTGATGCCTTAGGTCGGTCAAAATATTCTTCTTTAATAGGGAATTCCACCACAACAGTGTTAGGACTATAAACATCTTTTTCTACATTATAACCAGCCAATTTTAAAGACTGTGCTAACTCAGAATGCTCTTGAAATCGAATCCGACGAATATAATACTTAGAGTGTGCATAATGTATACCAGGTGTTACACCAGGAAGCAAGCTAACCGTACCAGAAGGTTTAATAGAAGTGATTTTTATGCTAGTCCGTATACAAAGCCAGTCTGAATAAGACTCATCCACAGATCGAAGATAATTATACCCCTTATCACACCAATTCAAAAATTCTCTAGTACCGTGTTTTTGCATGGCCTGGACTATTCCAGACATTGAGGTACCTATACGCCTATTACGTTGCATTACCATATTAGTTCGTTCATTGTGTGTTGGTAATAACGTAACACTCTTAGCATAAAGATAAGCATACTTCAAAGTTTTTTCAAAATCTTCATATGATTCATGCCTAGAAGGAAATGTTTCAACTAAATTGCAGGTTTCCGTACTTTCTAATGACTGTTCAGAACATGGATTTGTACCAACGACACGCCTATCCCTATAATCTGGTTTACCATTCATTCTCCCATAATCTTGGGCATTTTTAAGCCACATATAACCTGGCTCACCATTAATAGATGTCCTAGTCGCTGCATCCGTATAATCCATTCCCACATCTGCTAAAATAGAATTATTAGAAGCCCATCGATTGTATTCTAATTCTTTAGCATACAAATCCGGGTCTTTTAATGATAAAAAGTCTTTATCAGAACTACCACCCAATGCAATAAGAGCAGACCTTCGTACATTACCCGCAACTACACATCTGCCAATCAAAGTACAAATATCTACAATATTTTCAGAAGTAAGATAATCATTAACCCGGTCATTAAAAATTCGACGAATATTCTTTATTAAATCATCTAGCGGACCAGGACCAGAAGCCGTGCCACCAAACCCACGGATTGGAGCACCAAATGGACGCACCTTAGAATAATCAACAACTTCTGGTAAGCTGCCCTTACCCGAGTAAGGAAGAATAGTATTTCGAATTAAATCAACCCACCCTTCCCTTGAATCCTCAACTACAAACGTGTGATCTCCATACCGTGGAGACTGTATCTTAACTAATCCAGCTCCCTTAGTATCGAACCCTACGCCGACACCAAGCATCAACATGTCCATCATCCAACAGAACGGTTCAGCCAAGTCTTCTTTCACACCAGCCGTAGATATATAACCACAATTCTGTAAAGCAGCTGATCCTACTTTATCCACATGATCTGCCCCCATCATCCACAAACCACGCCCCGGAGGAAGCCACTTAAACGCCCACATACGGCGAAACATCTCTTGAGCACTACGTTGGGCCTTCTGATTGTCCCAAGGCAGTTTTAGGGACCTACAGTGCTCTTTCTGAATAGAGTAGCATCCCTCTACAACTCTCTGAGCGGTTTCCCAAAATTCCTCCAATTGCCCATCAGGATTCATCCTCGCGTACGTACGCTTATACGTTACATATCCGACAGGACCCCAATCTGGCTGCTGATTCTCATATTCTTTAATAAAACCTGGTGACAATTTGAAAGAACGGATAGTCTCACTCATAAGTATGCAAAATCCCTGCCAAAGGAATTATTGAATAATTCCCAGTAAGATGAAAAATGAACCAAAGATTCTATTATATAATAAAAATATGTAACCCGAAATGATTATTATTCAACTTTTTACTAATCAATCACTAAAACATCCCAGGCTTGAGGGCATTTAAAAACTATACCCATCTTCTGATATTCCTTTAAAGTTTCAATCTCATCTTCATAAAACATAAAAATATCTTCTTGAATTTTATACTTATGCTCTTTAATAATACGGTTTATAGTATGAGATTTGAATATAGGGGCGGGAATACCTTCATCCCCTGGAGACCTCATATATAAAGTCCCTGTTTCAACTATATTGAAATAATTACGCAACCACCAATCTGTTACTTCTCGCAAACTCTCATCTCGTCCAGTCACAAATAAGATATCATTATTATCATACTTTCGTATCTTATTCATATAAGCAATAGCTTTAGAAACCGGAGTATCTTGAGCTACCAATTGTGGATCTGAAAACTCTTCCCAATACGCAGAAGGAACAAATCTGTCCACTGTCCTATCACATACACTACAATAGTTATTTTTCTCATTAGTGCCTAATTCGAATAAACATATAGGACAGAAAGCCTCCAATATTCGAGCCCTGTGAGTATTATTTGCTATTGTAACATCAATATCAAATATATGTACTAGCTTCATGCTTGCACCTGCATCTCTAACGCTTCCACAGCACGATCGAGGGCGACAATACTTTCTCTACATAATTGTCGTTCTTCATCCTTCAACCATCCCCAACTCTGCCTTTCACGTAGCAATGCAGATAAATATCGCAAAGACGCTATATGCTCAGATTTCTCCCGCATAAAAACAGAGTAACATAAAATACCCAAAAAAACAGTCTTGACAAATTTTAAAATAACAATAAGGTCAACCCAGAAGAAAGTAAAACCACGCCAAAAAAACAAAATCCAATCGCACTCCACATACTAAGACTAGCATACATTTTCATATACACATCAGGAGCCTTTTCTCCCAGTCTTCTTACTCTTTCGTCAACTGGCAACCCCTTCTGTAGGTCTATTTCTCGTTGCTCATATGAATAACAACCATCCACAAGTTTATTTATTTCTTCTTGTGTGGGACCTTGCTTTAACAATTGTTTACTTCCGGCATAAAGAACTAAACATACAACAAACATTATTAAGGATAAAATAAATGTAAAGTAAAGCATCATATTTCACATTTTTATAACAAGTAAATCATAAGAAGAATACAGGAAATAACCCAAAAGGCAAAACTAGCAAAAAGGCACAAATTAAGAATCTTAGATAAGTCCTCCTTAGTTCGATCAAACTTTTCACCAAAATCTTCATACATCCTACGTTTTATGCTTACAACATCTAATCCATTAGCCATATCCTCTGCAATAGTTTCTGGTGGATAAACCCTATTAAAAAGATCAGATATATACTTTTCTTTAGTCATCAATTCTAACGCCAAACGCATTAAAACCATAATTATTAGAGAAACTAACGAAAAATAAAATGCAAACATAATCATTAATCTGTACTACGATCATAATGTGGGATCAACCCACCTTGATTCAACTGGTCAAAGAATTCCGCCGCTTCTTTAAGAGCCGCATTCTCAGTTCCAGGAGGAACTTGCCTAGTAATCATATCCATGGAATTTCCTTGGGACAATGTCATTGTCAAACTACCTTTTTTCCCAAAATCAAAGAATGCATATAACGAATCACGAGTGTAAGTTACATGCAAAACATCATCCATCCCTACGCTAATGCGGCCATTCAACAACCCATAATTCCGCGCTACTTTTAAAAAATAACGTAAACGATCCATTTACTTAACTCCCATAGCAGTCCAAAAATCCACAGCTTCTTCAGCTGCATCTCGAACACCCTCACTAGGTTCAACCTTTGGGTCCATCCTCTGCTTCAACTCTTTCTGCACATTAGGAAAATAATAATATAAGTAATCCAAGCCCATCACAGCCCCTTCTCGAACCAAAGAAGACTCATGCTGTAACAAAGACAAAAGATTAGAAACAAGCTTATCTCTAAACTCTACCTTCTCAATTTCTCTTCCTGCCAACTCTGCAGCAAAAGACAACATACTAGTATTCAAACTACCATCAACCAGCATATTAATAAGAGTTTCAGGGTCTTCCATAGCCAAAGCATCTAGTTGTTCCTCAGTCATTACTTCCCCTCCTCTACACTTTAGCAGCTCCAGCGGAAGGGCTCGAACCTCCGACCAAGTGGTTAACAGCCACCCGCTCTACCAACTGAGCTACACTGGAATGTCCCTCTAATGTAACACCCCTCATTTCATATGCAAGAACCTCTACAACGAAAAACAAGCGGGGACATCACCAAACATAGAAGGTTTTTTAAATACACCACCCTGCATCAGATGTATAGTTCTTATATGATGTTCTAAAATTTCTTGCTTTCTAGGATGTATATTTTTGTACATAATAGACAAATCATCTTCATCATGTGAAAATCCCAAGATATGCCCTAATTCATGTACTAAAGTCTTCACATACCTATAAGAGTCTTTAATTGCTGGCATATCCAACAAAATTAAACCATATTGTAATGACCCTAAGCGACCTTGTAAATTATTTTCAGGTACGGCCACCGCGTACCCCATCAAATTCTTAGGTAAATCATGATGAGATAGAACAATTGTAGCTTGTTTATGATCAAATTTATCAGTTATACTAAAAACGTAACTACCTGTACTAATATTCCATTGCTGCAGACTCACTTCAACTAAGTCTGTTTCAGCCTCATCAAAATCTGGACCAGGAAGAACCCGTATAGGAAAATTAGTATCTTTCCAGAAAATAGTACATCCTAAATAATTCTTTTTAGATACATCCACGTTCCAAGACTGAGATGAACCACAGCCTATAAAAATACCGAACAATACACAAAGTAAAAACAGGATCCTCACACCTGAGACATTATGACACAACCGCTAGAATCAATCAATATAGGATCAACGCATTTGTAAAAAACAGTCAATAGATAAGGAGACACTAAACGGGTTAGGTCTTTATTGTACTGATGAGTAATATCCTGTCGATATAAATCTTTTAACATATCATGAGCATCGGCAGAACACTGAGAGGTGTAAAATACAATCTCTAACACCACACCTATTTGATTTATATTAACAAACCCCAAATTTCTAACTATAGCCACCGGGTACAAATGCTTCCCGTACTGACTGAACACTTGAGATAGTACATTGTGTATAGATTCAACTACAAGATTAGGAAGACTCATTCAAAAAAATACAGACCTTTTCCATAATCCTGAGAACTCAGGAACACAAACCCAATACAAAAAGGAAATATTGCCAAATTGATATCATTTAGTAGATTTAAAATCTTACCATAATCAAGACTCTCAGTCTGAAGGTTTAAATTATCAAATCTACATAAAAATGTAATTTGAGGTCCAGGACCAATAATATCAGTATAGTCTATAAACACCCAGTTTTCTAATTCATCTCCATATACCTCCACCATTGCATCTATAATATCCTGTAAATAATCATACATATACTTAGATATATCTAAAGATTTAGACATAAATAAACTCATATCCACTCAATAAAAAATTCTGTGTGGTTCAATAAAATAACTCAGAACAAAATTTCGGAACTTATCAGAACTACTATAAAGTGTTAAAACCTTATCCCAAGTGGGAGACCAAAGTATATCCTGAGATATGTGAAACTTTATTACCGGAATAAGATCATTTTTCCTCGAAAACCTGTCTATAGTAACAAATAAACACTCTCCACGTAAGATTAACATAGATTCTTTAATAAACTTATTCACCAATTCATAATTCATTGGGCATCCATAAAATCAACATAAGTCACCTTAGGCAAAACATAAAACCCTTTTTCTTCCCCACACATTTCAACCAATTTCTCACACGCTTTAAAATTTTTTTTATAAAATTGAAAAACTACATCAATAAACTCATTAGAGGAACCCAACTTAATATCTATAAAACCTATGACCACTATAACCGGGTCACAACAATCAACCAGATAGGGACCAACAATTTTCAAATATTTATCTAAAAGATAATAGTCCATTAATTCATGCCATTATTATTAGGCAAAGACACACTAGGTTTCTTAGACAAATATGGATGTCCAGCTTTCTCATGATTTAAAACCGCAGCAATGAGATCTGATTCTTCAGTATTCCTAGGGGGCAGCTTAGTCCCTACAAACCTATATGCAGCAGCAAGAAGAGTAGCAGTCACATTATCGTTCAACGAATCATAAAAATAGTTAGTTATCTGCTGTAGCTGGTTCTGAGCCTCTCTAAGTTGCTGATCTAAGACTTTAGCTTGATCCTGTAAAGACTGTTCTTCATACTTTTTAATATTCTTCTTTTCTTCTTCAAATTGATCTAAAACAGATTTAAGCCCTTCTATCTTTATTTTATGCATTTCTTCTAAGAATTGCTTACCCACCGCCTCTGTAGTCCTGCGGGCTATAGCAAAGGCTACAGATACACACCCCAAACAAAAAGCAATGGAAACAAACACAGCAACAATAAACTCAGTCATCACTCCTCCTAAACTTGAAATTTATGGAATTAGTAGAAGGTAAAAATCGTCGATTTCTAACCATACAGAATCATTAGGAAACTCCAGCAGTACCTTTCTAGTACATTTTATATATTACCGTACCAACTTAGAAACTTCTCATAATACTGAAATAATTCTTTACATAAAGAATCCAACCTACTATACCAGAACGAATCCATACTAGAGATATTTTTCATACTGTTTTACCATACCTTAAACAAAGTATGTACATCTAATCTTATTAACAGTATAACTGTAATAGATCTTATAGAATTTATAAATACTGTAAATTATGTACATTTAATAAAATTATTAAAGTTATACTGTAATTACTACTATTATTAAATAAATTATATAAATATTGTAATTATATTATTAATTCTTATTAGATCTTATAACCGATCTAACCCATATCTTAACGGTCTGTATTAATGTAGCTCATAATACTTTGTTGTCAAGGGATAATACTATAACTTTTTTATAAGTTACTGAAATATAAGAGAAATAATGAGTACTTTTTTGTTCCCCTACAACGTTTACATGTTATTTTTGAAGGTTCTTTGGTTATAAAATTTGTAGGTATTTGTAATTCTTTTGGATTTTCTGTTTTATTTTTAATAGAAGTTAGAAAACATTCTTGTAAGCCACATAGTGTTTTTATGTGGATATTAGTATAATAACTATTTTCAATAATAGAAAAATAGTGTTGTCCATATGCATGAACTTTTCCGGGGCTAAGTAACATATTTTACTTTTATAAGTATTATGTCTACAGGAGTCAACCCTTGACTATTGTTGTTCACTGATTATATTGCAATAGAATGATGCGTAAGTCCTGGAATAGAATTATACATAATAATAGAGTCATACAGTATGATAGAATTATACATTATTCTAACAGAACAATTTATCCACGAACAGCTTGCGGGTCTAAGCTTAAGAATCTTCCGAACAAATTAGATGATGCCCTATTCCAAATTGATTGGAATGGTATTCATGTATGTTTTGAAAAAGACATTCAAAAAGTAATAAATTCTCTTTCTTCTATAAAAACATTTACAGATTACCGTCCATGTCAGAAGTGTTTAAAGTCAAAGTATTATCAAAAAATGGCTCCTAGACATATGTTATTAGAAATTGCAGAATTAGGTCTTAAAGATTAAATTTTTAATAATTTTTATCTAATTATAAGAACAAAGAATTAAGATTAAATAAATTAACTCGAAATAGCTCTCTAAGGCTCTCAAACACCAAGACATGTCCTAGGTACCACAACCCTATAAACTCGTCACACAAACCGTTCTAGGACGTTTAAAATACATGGGGTAAAAAACTTAGGAGTTGTAATGACATGACCAGTCAGTTTGATCCCACAATTCGTCATTTTTGTGCTTTGGATTACGAAACTGTAGTTCGTGACACTAGTGCGCCTGTCTATTGGAGAAAAGCTATATGTGGGCATACGGGGAAGCATCCATATCATGTTTTTGTCTTTTTAAAAGATTTTGTTACTTGTAATCAGTGCTTAGAGCTATTACCTTTATGGGAGATTCAAGAAAGCTTGAAAGAATGATACATATATTAAAAGAAAGTAATAATAAAGACTTTCATATGTTATGTGGTGAATCGTTACGTTTTTTTAAAATTAGAAAATGGAAAAGACAAGGTAATGGATACATCTCGTTAAACTCAGCATTGTTAGATAAAGATTCAAATACTATTACTTGCAATCGGTGTTTGGAGTTATTACCTTTGTATGAAATACAATTATCGGTATTGTAATGTTCTACAAAAATAAAATCTATATAGATATAATACATTTTAATGTTGCAAAGTATCCTCCTCTTGGAATGCTACGACAACCTAGAATTAGAAAACCTGATTTTTTATGTAAGAATAAATGTGATACGTTGGAAGAATATAAAAAAGGCTTTCGTCATTCTGCAACTACGTCAACAGAATATATAACATGTGAGGATTGTTTAAACTTGTTACCGCTATGGGAGATTCAAGAAAACTTGAAAGACTAATGTCAAGAACTATGCATATCGATCTATATTATAATGATTCAGGTAATAGAAATATGACATTGTGTGGCATAGACACTGATTCTGATGAATTTTGGGAATCTAAGGATAGTAGCTATTGGATAAAAGGTGTCTGCGAAAATACAAATGTGAAAAGTGGGGTAACTTGTAGTAGATGCCTAGAGTTATTACCTTTGTATGAGATAAAATTTGGTTTAAAGGACCTATAACTATGCAAGGCTGTGTAAGAGTATTTTGTGAAAAATGTTGGACCCACCATAGTGAGGGAGGTCCTTGTTATAAAAATAAATGTATCTTAGATGAACTAGAAAAAGATACTCAAGAGATTGAAAAAAGATTAGAGGAAGAATATAAAAAAGAAAAAAAGAAAAGAAAATATATAAGAGACTAATAGTTATGACCACTCATCTAGGCTATGTACGGGAAATGAAAACTCCTAAAGACATACGAGAAGTACAAAGCACAGCTTTGATTATCACTCAGTGTAATCAACAAGTTTACCTTAGTTCATACGGTCACTGGAAAAGAAAAAACAGTTATACTAGATATGCAATATTAGCAAATTGTAAAAAATGTTTTAATAATAGTATTATACATCTTAGATATAAGACTAATCAACCAACTCTTTGTGGACTAGAGACTGACCTAGAGGACTCAACACAACAGATTTTTTGTGTACCTATTAAATTTGGTTATGAAGAACATTGGAATTATTGTAATAGGTGCTTGGAACTATTGCCTTTGTATGAGATTAAAGAGGCTAGTCTGTGGTAAAAGAATGTATACACATTGTTGAAGACACGGAACCTGGTACATATATGGTGAAAGCTATTTGTGGTGAAGTATTTCATCACTATACCTTATGTGTGTCCTTAGGGGCTCTTATAAAAACACACAATATGAAAGACTAATTGATTGTGAACGGTGTTTAGAACTGTCTGTTTTACATAGTATGAAAACTATATAAGAATGAAAACTCCATTAGTAAAACAAATCATTCATATAACTAATTTCGACAACTTTTGTTATTTATGTGGGGATAAACCACGGTCATTTTCAGAGTACATTCATGTTTCTTATGATGCTAAGGACATAAAACTATATCCATATCATTTATCAAAAATAAGCTGTAAGCGGTGTTTAGAGTTGTACCCACTATGGGAAATAAATAAAGCCGGATTGTAATGAACTCAATTAAAAAAGAAGTTTATAGTCTTATAAATGATAGTATCAATTATATCAGAGGTTTAGTGTATTTAAATAATGACTTTTGATGATGTATCGGATATTTATGGGCTCTTCGCGACTTTTGAGGGTCAAGAACCAGTAAAACTAATAAGTATAGAACTGTATATTCAAAAACATTTGAGTTCTAGGTATAGGTATAAAATAGGTCAGTTTTTGACCAATCAAAATTTATTACAGTTATATGGAATAATTATAACTTGTTCCATTATTTCTCCTAACGCAACTACAAATGTGTACGTACATACTTTGTCAGTTAGGGGTTTTAAATATGCCAGTTTGGACGCCAGATAAAATCCATTTAGACTTGACGCCATACCATGAAGGGAAGATTACAACTTTATGTGGGTTAATTGTTGAGTCTAGTCAAGAATGGGAAAACTTTCGAAACGAGAATGAACATTGGACTTCTTTAGAATATATACAGGATGTCACATGTAAAGAATGTAGAACACACCCTCATTTTACTTTATATGAAATACAGTCCACTACTATATGACTCATCTAATTATCTTGAATTTGTGTCGGAATGTCCACTATAAATAAAATTTACTCTGCTATTGATAGAGTTAGTACTAAGTTAGACTCTTCAATTATTATTTTTAATATATCATTTTTTCGAAATAGCCATAACATTTTTTATATAGATGTAGTGGTAAACACAAAGCATGTAAAGCTGGATACTTTCAAGTATTTATATGGGGATATTATTGTTTTTATAATGGTATGGAATGAAAAAGACATTGGATCTGTAATGGAAGGACTTCAAAACAAATATCCTTCTTGGTACCCAGAAGTATGAAAGTTTATGAGCAAATAGAAGATTTTATTACTTTTCTTAAGCATGAATTATATCGTAGAGAAATTTACCGTATTTTTTGTTATGTCTTTATTACTCCAGTCCCGCAGGGGATTTTAAACACGGTTTTAATGGATATATATTTATATATACCCACCGCTCAACTACATCCTTATTTAAAAACAGAATTAACTACAGCTTTACTAAATACAATGAATAACACAATAGTATTTTATAGTCTTAATTTAAAGCAGTGGGAAGTGAAGCCTTATGAAACTTCCTCTTCCACAACAATAGAATTCAAGTATGATAATTGACAATAAAGTGTACGAGTTATTAGAGAAGTTCACTAAAAAAGTGAAAAAGTAATGAAGTATAGTCCCATTCGCCGCCGGTCAGTTTGATAAAATACAATTCTCCATTAACAGACTACACTTACAGTGTTATTGACGCTCATGTTAAAAACCTTTTGGATAGGCATATTGAACTTGAGGAAACAAAAATAAGATACCCAGAATATGACGTGGATTTAACTGTATATAAAACTAAAGAACAATTAATACTTATCAAAGTAAAACTAAGGTCCGTTTATCTACCACATTGACAATGTCTCTCAGATGGTAATAATAACTGAGTGGGGACTTCTGAGAGAATTTATAGACTAATTGAGAAGTCTGTTCGTGATATTAAAGAAAATTTCACTACAGGCTGTATATGTTTTGTTATTATTACTAACATAACAATAAATAAAGACATAGGTGTCTCTTTTATTATAGAAAGAAGTACATCTTCACCCATTTATTATATGTCTATTTATGAGAACTAACCCAAGGGCTCCACAAGGCCACAGATTGCTATACACTGACCCCATGAAGAGATCCATATACTGGGCCATAGAACAAGTCTCTCAGAGTCTATCAGCTCCCTTAGTCACCATTCAGATAACAGAGATACCTACAATAAACTGATGTTATGTTGACGTGGCCGTAGACAAAAATGATATTTCTAAACTAGGTCAGGATACTTTAACATATTTTTGTGAGGATATTACAGTAGTTGTAGAGATTTGGGATAATGAAGGTGGCTACTCTATTGTAAGGAATCACTTAGGTTCAATAACACAATATTATTGACTCTTCCAAATGAAATTTATCTCTTATCCAGTAAGATGAAGTATAAAAACGAAATATACTCTGCTATAGATGGTATAGGTAAAAAACAACAAACTTCCATTATAGTATTAGACATTTATGTCCAGGATAACCACCAGCATATCTTTATTACTTTAGGGTCCGAACATCTTTATGAAGGGGCCTGGAAAATCGAAAAAGGTTCTGTACTTATAAATATATAAGATACTTCTTTATGTAAGATATCCGAGGATGAGATTTTTTGATGAAACATAAAAACATAATTTACCAAGCAATAGACAACGCTAGTAAAGAGACTACAGGTTCTTTGTTAATTATGCGCATTTATTATGCAGACGATCCAAAAATTATATGGATAGAGGCAGCATCTGATTTGCCCGATGGTAGGTTGTATTCATATCAGATAAAAAAGTTCCACGTTATTGTAAATTATTCCTACTGGGTAGACTACCATAATTCTCCCATGCTTTGTTAGCTGTAAGTAACATCTTATGAACTACCGAAATGCAGTATATGAATCAATAGACAAAGTTAGTAAAGAACTTAAACAGTCTATAACGGTTGTCAGAGTATTAATCCGTAATAGAGAAAGTGATCAGTTTAGTGATGAGAAAATCATACTTATTGACCTGCGCCCACCTATAAACTACAGGTCTTTTGAGTTTAACTATGAACATGAATATTTTATTGTGAGTGTTATAGTTTCTTGTGGTTATTACCAGGACTGGATATGAAATATCAAAATAAAATATATGAAGCAATAGACAAATTTTCTAAAAAGAATAAAACGAGTTTCGTAGTCTTAGAAATTGAGTTTACGGATGATTATGCTAATTTTGGGAGACCAGGAATATGGATTTATATAGGCTCTTCACTCCCGCTTGATGATACTCACAGATATGGGTTTGGCTCTTTCATTATTTATATTGTGGATAATTGTCAGCTAATAATATGAAATATCAAAATAAAATATATGAATATGAAATATACCAGGCAATAGATAACTTATCTAAAGAACTAAAGACTTTTTTAATCATTGAAGAGATCTATTATAATCTGCCAAATTGGTCTGTATACGTGGGATTTATAGCATCCAAAGGACTATTAGCTCGTTATACTATAAATTATGTAAATCTTCATTTTCGTAATATATCTCTTTCATTTCCTTGGAGTATAGGTACAAATTATTACACGTGGTAATATTCTATGAAACACGATAAAGAAATTTATGAAGCGGTAGATCATGTTTCTAAAGCAGTAAAAACTTTTTTAACTGTTGAAGACATATATTACCAGAAAGAATGCGCTTCTGTTGTCTATGTTGACTGTATAACGACTAATGATTATATTCTACCTAGTATATTTGGTAATTCGTATTGTTGCGTCTCCGTGGGAGATATAAAGATTTCTGTCAAAGTTAAACATATTATTACAACTTATGTAGAGTAACACCTTATGAAACACCTAAAAGAAATATATAAAACAATAGACAAATTCGCAAGACCCTGCCCGCTTCAAAAGGAGAGTGACAATGCCTAGCTACACCAAATACCCGCTAAGCAACCGCCGCACCCCGCTGTACGGCAAGCCACGCATGCGCGGGCCGATGCAGCCCGCTACGCCGCATCTACGGGCCCCCGAAGTGGCGCCATGCACGCATTGTGGTTACCAGCGCTGCGCGTGCCCTCCGAACGAATACGCGTGTCAGTACTGCGGCGCAACGGTGCTTTTGCCACGCACCGCGTGCGAGGCGTGCTTGCAAAAGCGAATCGATGCGCTCGGCAAGCGCGATGTGCACGTGGGCGGGGCGGCGGCGAAGCCCGAGTTCAAGCCGGGGGATTACGTGCGGCACATGGAGTACGGAGTATTGCGCCTAGGTCTTTGGGAGCCGCATCTTGAGCGCTGGTCGGCGGGGCCGTTGGGCGGCGGCTGCGGTTACTTCGTGCGTACTTCACGGCTCAAGCCCTGGACCCCGAAACCGGGCGAGCGGGTTTTGTACCAGAGGCCATGGATGTCAACCTGGCGTGTGGCCGAGTATTTGCGTGGCCGCGAAGGGTACGGTCACGACGTCATCTCCCCGGAGGGGGAGGGT